CGTGACCCTAAATTTAGTCCTATCGTCGTTCAAACTATGCATCATATTAATGCAGAATTACCACTCGCTCAGATTAATCGACCTACTATATAGTAGTAATTTTCTTCATAGTTTTAACGCCCCTCTCATTATTGAGGGGGGCTTTTTATTAACAATTTAAACTATTAAAAATGGATTTAATGCTCGCTCAAGGACTTGCCAATGGTGCTAATACATTAGTGGGGCAAGGTCTTAATATGCTTAATTATGGCAGACAACGCCGTGATTCTTTAGCAGATTACAATATGCAACTGGAGTACAATAAGCCAATTAACCAAGTCAAACGACTTACAGAAGCAGGGATTTCTCCTTATGCACAATCGGGTCAATCTTTACTTGCATCTGCCCCAACCCCTCGACCTGCATCAATGGGACAATCTAATACATCTAAGCCGCTCGACGTTCTTGCAATGAAACAAGGCGTTGAACAAGTAAAATTGTTACAACTTGAACAACAAAAAAAGATTGCAGAAACTAAGGCAGTCGAAGCGGATGCGCTTAACAAACGGCTTGAATATGATACTAATGTGGATGACTGGAGTAATCCAAAACAAATGGGTATTCTTGCGAAATCTAAGCATTTTAATATTGACAAAATATTGTCAATGATTAATAAAGATAATCAAGGTTCTGCATTGATTGGTGAACAGACAGAAAATGCACGTGCTTCACGTGCTGGTATTATTGCAAATAGTGAAATAGCGAAAATAGAGCAGTTATTTCGCTCTCAACTTTTGCAAGGTAGAAGTGATTTATTGCAAGGGCAAATCGGTATGTATAAAAACAAGAATTATCGAGACGAGATACAAAATTATTTTGCAAAGAGAGACTTTGCAAATCAGTCTAATCTTATAAGTTCAAACGCTCAAATTCGTCAACAAGAAGCGGAATTAGCTAACATATTACCTGCATCAATGCGCTATTTTTTAGAAAAAATGGGTGGAAATAGAGCAATAGGAAGTGGTATTGGCGTTTTACTTCGTAGATTATTATTTAGATAATGTGCGTAAATCCACAAACTAACCAAGAAGGCTACACTTATAAGTGTGGCAAGTGTGGTCAATGTCATACGTCTTATCTACAACATTGGACGTTTAGATTACAGAGGGAAATGGCGGGGAGACCCGCCCTTTTCTTAACGCTTACTTATGATTATTTTCATATACCAATGTATAAGGGAAAATTTACATTAAGGAAAAAAGACTATCAAGATTGGCTCAAAAGGTTGCGTAAAGCATTACCCAATCGAAATATTAAATACTTAATATGTGGCGAATATGGTTCCAAAAATAACCGTCCACATTATCACGCAATTATTATAGATTTATCGTTAAATGATGTTAAAGTTATCAATGATACATGGCAAAATGGATTAGTACATTTCGGTACTGTGTCACCTGCGTCAATCGCTTATACCCTTAAATACTCTGTCAAAGGTGCTCTTAATAGTTTTAAAGGTGGTATCGGCGAAGTAGAAGAATGGGATTGGCGGCAAGCACGACCATTTATTAGTATGTCTAAAGGCATTGGTGAACAATGGGCGTTTGAGATTAAATATGTACAAACAAAAGGAATAGATAAGAACAATAAACCTTTTGTGCGTTATAGAAAAATTCGTACACCTAAAGCCCATTTTAAGCGTAAATTAGATTCGCTTCTTACTATGCCTTACTATACTATACCGTCTATGAACGGTGGAAATGTTAAAATGTCTGTACCTCGCTTTTATCTTAAAGCTGCTGATTATGATACAACGGAACTTGGTGAATTATTTCAAGAGAAAATGACTAAGGATTATACTAATATGTCGGATAGACAGAAATTTTATTATGATAAGTTTAGTCCTGTACAACGTAAAGGTGATATTAACAAAGAATTAGCAAATCGTAAATATTCAATTTCAAAGGAAAAACTTTAAAATGTGACTATGTATTTTGTCGAGCAAAATATGTCGTTTCTCTAAAAACCGCCTTTTGGTATTACAGTATCACGGAAATTAAAATTGCTTACAATCAAAAAAAACGGCTAAATATCGCTTTTATAAAACTGCGTGTTAACGCAAAAACTCCGAGTGCCTTATTCGACCAAAGGGAGTAATAGACCCCATTAAAATTTTTATTATAGATACAAAAAAAACTGCAAAAAATTTGGAAATGTCAAAAACATTTTTGAAGATTGTGGCATTATTTAACAATTTAATTTTTAACTATGAAGATGAAACATGATTATTTTTTTATCAATTGGTTTATTGTTTCTCGTCGCTGGTTGTGTACTTACGACCAATATGACGAATTTCAAGCTATTCTATATTCTAAAAAGGACGTTATCACGTGGTTTGTATTACGTTCCACAATATGTCCATTTTTGCGTCCCTATTATAACCCTTATCTTATGGGTTTACTTCACGAGGATTACCCTTATTGGAATCATAATTCATCAATTATTATTTAACAATTTAATTTATTAACAATGACAAAAGACGTTAGTTTAGACGTAGTAGCCGCATTTGTTACGGATTCTCCTTTTGTTCATGTGTTGGCAGAATTTGGACCAACACCTGAAACAGGGACTTCGTTACACATTATTCCGTTTCATAGCATCGTCGTTTCTCCTTGGGAAAGCGAAGCAGGAAAAGCAGAGTTAACAGTTCCTGATTTAGCAGACAGCATCGAGGCAATGCTCGCACGTCGTGAAAGCGGACTTGCTGCACCCGCAACACTTATGCAGATGCGACAGTACCCAACCGACCCAAGCACACAACGTAGCGCAACAGCATTTCTTAAACAAATCCAAGAGGATGGAAAAAAGGAAATGCAGCAATTAGACGCAGACTATAAAGCGTCAAAAAAAGCGAAAGCAGAAGCGAAAGCTAAAGCAGAAGCAGAACAAAAAGCGTTTGCCGAATTTAAGGCAACGCAACAGGCTAAAACATCTTGATTATTATTAGCCAGTTGACACCAAGTGTCAACAACTAACAAAAAAACCTTATACCATGAAAAAGCCACGCACATTATTAACAATATTTTCTAATTCATTAAATTACGTTTACAAATGAAAAATAGTAATTTTAAAACCGTTGTTCGTATTAATCCACGTCGTCAACAATTTTTAACAGTTCGTCGTGGGGGGACACGTTTAACATGATTAATTATGCAGAACTTCCGACGGTTCGTGTCATTCCCGTCGATATTACTACTGTAGATTTATCTACTATATTGAGTGACCCATTATATTTATTAATTCATAATAAACTTTACAGAATTGTAGAGTTGCCTAAAACTAATTCTTTATAATGAGAGACGCAAGACAGGAAATGGAGAACAATCTCCTAGTACCTAAACCAAATCGTGCTTGGCATAATTTATCTTATCAGCATTTAACAGCTATGAAAATTGGCTATCTTACCCCCGTCGGTTGTATCGAGACTGTCCCAGGGGGTACGTACAAAGTAGGCAACGAAACAGTTGTAAGACTTCAACCGTTAGCATCGCCTATGATGCATTCTATGGACATAAAATTGCATACATTCTATGTTCCAAATAGGATTATTTGGGACGGCTTTGAACGTTGGATACAAGGTAAAAACGACCAATATACAGGACTTTCTCCTATTGCACCCTCATTTGAACGGTCACGACTTACCAAGGATACTGATACTGGTGTTACGTTACCTGTGCTCGCTGATCATTTTGCATATCGTTATATGGTAGATGGTGTCGGAGACAATGCAAATCTTAATCCGCTGCCATTCGCAGCGTACCAAAAGATTTACAATCACTATTATCGTCACAAGGTAGTCACGCCTGAGGTTCTTGACCGCTGCGTGGATGGTGATATATCCAATGACGATTGGGATGAACTTACAAAGATGCGTCGTATTACCTATAAAGATGACTATTTCAATCTCGCTTTGCCGTCACCGCAAGCGGGTGGACCAGTTTTTATTGATGCTGACGCACAAGTATTTCGTAATGCTGCTGATACTACATTAGACGGTACACCTTTCGATGTCGTTATAGAGGGTGCAACGGCTAACGCTAATGATAGCGTAGAAGCGGGTGCTTTATTTGCTCGTGCTAAAATCATTATGGAAGAAATTCGTCGTGCTGCTCGTTTACAGGAATTTCAAGAAATGTCACAACATGCTCAAACGTATAAAGATTATTTAAAAGCAATGTTTGATGCTAGTTTACCTGACTTTCGTGCCGATATTCCTGTCTATGTTAATGGATTTTCACAACCCATTGTTGTATCAGAGGTCACAAACGTCGGAGATAATTTTCAAGGTCGTCAAACAGCCAACGCTGGTAGTTACTCAACTGTAGAACAGGAATCATTTTTCGCACATGAACATGGTTTTCTTATTACTGTTGCTGCTGTAACATACAGACCGTCTTATATCGCAGCTATGCCACGTTTTGCATTCAAACAAAATCGTTTCGACTATTTTCACCCACAATTTGACACGCTTGGAGAACGTGCGCTATTTCGTGGTGAATTATCGGGGCATACTTATACGCTTGACGGTACATTTGGGTACATGCCGCAAAACTCAGAGTATCGCCACACATTTGATGTCGTAACTGGCGAAATGGCAACACTAAATGCTCATTGGCATTTGGCACGAAGTATTGAACGTGACCCAATTCTAACCGAATCATTTTTTGAGGTCAACGACGAACGTCGTGTCTTTACGTTCCGTGACCCTAAATTTAGTCCTATCGTCGTTCAAACTATGCATCATATTAATGCAGAATTACCACTCGCTCAGATTAATCGACCTACTATATAGTAGTAATTTTCTTCATAGTTTTAACGCC